GGCTTCAGGTCCACGGTCAGCGCCATCTCGAACTCAGCGAGCTTGCGCCCGGGTTTCTTGATGAGCGAGTCGGCCACGTCCTTGAACTGTGCGTGCTCGGGTGGGATCGGTTTGCCGTCGCGGACATACAACTCAAGCGACTCGTGCACTTGGTTGCCGTAGCGGGTGGCCTCAGTCTCTTGGAAGGGGTACTTCTTCAAGACCTTGACCTCGTGGTAGCGCCGTGCGCAGCCCTCAAAGTCTTTGAGGGAAGAGTGGGACCATGCTGGTTTTTTCATGTCAGAACTTTGCAGAGTGAATGGCGTTGTTGAGGCGCTTGGAGAACTCGGTGACGAACGTCTCGTTGGCTTCGAGCTTACTGCCCATGTCGTGCAAGATGGCGTGCGTCAACTCGTGCCAGAAAGTCTCGCTGCGCTGGCGCTCGGAACGAGGAACGAGGCGGCCCCCCTTGCGCATGTAGTGCGCAACGCGGATGGCGTGTCCGTACGTCACGCTGCCTGCGCAGTCTGGGGGCAGCAAGCAAAATGGCTGCACCACGGGGTATCGCGTTTTGCCGACTTTGATTGTCGTTGGTAGTTGCATGGTTGCTCTCCTTGGTCAGTTTTTGGCCAACCCGTATCGACGGTGTGCGCCACCGTCAGCGGCCAGAGGAATCCCCGGCAAATACTTCGGCTCCATAGTCATTTGCGCCAAGACCCAAGTCTTAGCGAATTCAACCTCTTCGTCCGGCACAACAGAAATCAATTCGTCGTGCACTGTGCCCTTCACAGGGTAGCGCTTGTCCACGCGCAGCATGCCGTCAGTCATCACAATGCGGGCTACGCCCTGCACGATGTTGTTCGTTATCTTACCAGCATACAGCTTCGTTGCGTCTTCGCCGTACACCCACTGCAAGCCACCATCTTTTTCGTTGCCGTCTTCGTCCTTGACCTTCTCCCTGACTTGTCGCAGGTTGGGGTACAGCAGACTCATGCCGTTGGGCAGCACGATTTCTTCCTTGCGGAAGGTGACGCACTTGTATGTGACTTCCTCGCCGCCGTGCAGTGAGCGCGAGATCAACGAGCCGCACATGTCCCAGAACGCAACGACAGGCCACGCAGTGGAGCGGTACTTGTCGATAATCATCTTGGCTGCCACGCAGTGCACCAACAACTCAGCGTCTGTGCAGGTGTGCGGAATCTCCGTCATCTTCTTGACGTTGTCGTCCCACTCAAGAAACTTCTGTATGTACGTCGCGGTAACGCCGAGCTTCTTTGCGAAGTCTTTGTCGTAGCGTTGAGGCGGCGCACCGAGGAAACCCACGAGTAGCTGGGCGGCGAATGAAGCCCAGCCCAGTCCGTACCCGCAGTTGTGCACAATGATCGGCCCGTACCATGTGAGCACAGTGTACCTATTTCTTGGCCCTGCGTAGGCGATGTCGTAGGTCTGCATTCTCTGCTTCAAGGGCGGCGATCCGCTGTCTGAGCGCTTCGACTTCTCGCGCAGTAATGCGTCGTTTGTTGGACATGTTGACGCTACGGCTGACGAATCGCAGGTTGCCGGGCTCATACCCCCCGTTGTTATCGATTCGATCGAGCTGGAGTTCAGGTCGATCCCAGCCGCTAAGCCCGACGAGGTAACGAAGGAACTCAACGCGGTTCTCAACCCATCCTTGGTGAACGGTAATCCCGCGCCCACCGTAGTCTGGGTACACGGCACTATTCGGGTTTGTGCATCTGACGATGATGGCGCTAATGCGGTCCAGCAATCGGTCACGATGGCATCGATCAGGGCAGACCACGTAGTACCCTTTTTGTTCCCATCGAGTCTCGACAGCCTTTCTTTTAGCGCAGGCATTGCAGCGCTTAGTGCGCCCTGCAACAAGGTTGTAGCGGTCGACAAACCCTGACCACCCACAGGAACACTGCATAACAGGATGGAATCCACCAGTTGCCTTGCGGCTCCAACGGACTTCAAAAGGGAACGGTTTGCTAGGGCCGCGCTCCACTCCACCCACCCATGTTCCGTCAAGATTTCGTGGTCCGAGGTTGCGCTGATCCCCGCTGCTGTCAGCACTTCCTTTTCGCCTTGCGGCACTAGTCCTTGGTGACATACCCACTCCTCTCCATCCCAGACCGTATCCGTAGCCTGCACTCGTACTATAGGCACCCAGCCACGGTTTGTCAACACCGGCGTGTTCGGACCAAAGCAACCCAGTAGTGCCGACTTCGCCGACTGCCGGAGATCAGGGTGTGACTCTTTTGTAAGGCCCGGTATGTTGAACATCTGAGCGCCGAACGCTGCGTAAGGATCACCGCCTTGCCGGAAGATGAGTAACATGTCCTCGTAATCAGCCAGCCACGCAAGAACTCGCGGTTCAATTTGTGACAGATCGCCGACGACCAGTTGGTGCCCTTCGGGAGCCATAATAGCTTTGCGCAAGAACGACCCTCGCTTGAGGTTCTGCATGTTGATGGCACTGCCCTTTGATGCCGTCCACCGGCCTGACTTAGCCCCATAGTAAGAGAGCGGGACAGGCAATCTTCCGCGCTTCGAGATGTCCAGAAACCGCTGCGCCCGCGTACGCTCAGTGGTCGATTTAACTTTGAGGCGAGCCTCACACAAAGCGGCAACGTCTTCATTGTCCCCGTTGAGCATCGCTTGAAAAAGCGCGTCATTCTTTGCAAGTGCAAGCGTCTGCTTACCAGTCGTCTTGCTTTTCTTGTAGGGTGGGGGCATGCCGAGTCCGCGCAGGACTTCAGCGAACTGTTTGTTGGAGGCGAGTGACGATTCATCAACGCCGATCTTTTGTAGGAGAGCTTCACGTTTTTCCTTTTCATCGTACAACGCGTCAGTGAGCATGCTCTGATCCAACTCCAGCACAGGGCGGGTGTACATCTTGAGCGTCATGTCGATCAGGCGCAGTTCCTTGGTGGGGTACGGGCCGCCGCAGTTGCCCGTCACAGGGTCGAGCTGCATCATGAGCTTGCTGAAAATCTGCTCGCACAAATACACGTCATGCGTACAGTACGCGGCGAGCTCACGCTCAGTCTGCGGGTCCAGCTCAAGCATGCCGTTGGTGTCGTGCACCGCGCGGCCTTTGTCAGGCAGGCCGAAGGCTTGCGCCAGCTTCATCAACGAGTTGCCGACTTCAACTCCGCGCAAGGCCCGAGCCATAGAGAGGCTGTCAAAGATAAAACACGGGTGCGCGTCATAGACCCACTCCATGATCGAGACGTCGAACTGCGCGTTGTGAGCGAGCACAGCGGTGCGGCTCCAGTCGATGCTGTCGAAGTATGCTGGCAAGTCGTCGTGTCTGATCCAAGGTGCTTTGCCTTCTGATCCGAGTTCGTGGGCGCATGCGCCGAATGCTTTGAAACGTGGGTCACGAATATATTCTTCCGTAGTTAATTTCGAGAGTGTGTAATCGTTGCTGTTCCAGCGCGTCTCGAAGTCGAGCGCGATGATCTTGTCGTATGGGCGTGCCATCAGTTGTACATCCCGTGTTCGGGAGCCTCTGCTTTGATCTCTGTGTTCAGGATGACGGCCGCTTCGCTGACCAGCCCGGCGACCTCGAACTCGTTGGCGTTGATGCCCACCGAGATAAATTGCGCACCATCGGCAAGGAGCAGGGCACCGCGCCACTGTGCGTCTTCGCCGTAGCACTTGGTCAAGATCGTCAAAATGCTGGCGAAGTGTTCTTTCTGTTGGGTGCTCATGACGTCCGCCACCTTCTCGATGGCTGTCATGGCGTTGCGTGCGATTTCTTCGTTCATGGTTTTCCTTGCATGTACCGTATCAACGGCATGAGTGAGTCGAGGTTCTTTTCGTTGATGACCATGGCGATACCCCCGGCACTACCAATCTTGGCAATGTGCGCGTCTTGCAGCGCCGTCGTTGTGCCCCTGCCTGCCTTGGCTTCGATGGCCAAGAACTTGCCTGCAACACAGCACAGGAAGTCAGGCACACCGCTGTTGCCGTAGCCGGTGCCCATGGGCATGGCGTAGTAGACGCCCTCGGCGTCCAGTATCTTTCTGATCTGCTTCTTAACAAGTGATTCAGGAGTTGCTGCCATTTTTTGCCTCCAACAGTGCGTCTGCCACCATTTTGCGGATGCTCGCGCCGCGCAGTGTAGTTGGTTTCGGCGGGGGTTCCTTGAGGCCGAAGAACTCGTCCATGTCAGCGCCCTTGAGGTGTTTGAACTCCTCCTCGTGCTCCAGCACCACGCCTGTCAAAGCCAAGAACCTGTACGCTGCGCGGTACTGGTACAGCTGGCCCATCTTATTCTTATCTTCGCGTGTGTTCACTTCGTTCTGGTGGTGCTGCGCCTTGTAGCGCCACATCTCGTTGGCTTCTTTCAGCGCGTGCAGTTCGCCTTCGAGCTCTTGTATCCGCAGCTCTCGGGGGTCCACACCAAACGCGCGTGTGCGCGGGTCTGCCTTCCACTGTGCTTTCTTCATGATTGCTTCTCCGTAGTGTGTTGGTAAAAGGTCGGGGGTATGGGTAGATTCAGCGCCCCCGCCGCTGTGAGGAGTTGGTGAGATAGGTAACGCGAGCTGAGCGCCCTCTCACCAGACAAAACGTATTCGCATCTACCGGGCTTGTACGCGTTGTGCAACCATGAACTCAGCTCTCGTGTGCGTGTGCTTGCTTGCTCATTTCAGACTCCTGCAAAATTTTTGTATGTGCCGCTTTGTGAGACGCAGCACCCCGGCATGCACCTTGCGGTGGCAGTTAGAACACAGCAGCACACATTTACCCGCTTCTCGCAAAAACGTGGAAAGCGTCGCACTTGCCGCAGGATTCCGCTCTTTCGTGTCGGCGTCAAGGTGGTGCATGTCCAACACCCAAGGCTCGCTCTCGCCACACACCGTACACCCCCGCGCCCGTTTCCACTCCGCAATTTCACGGCGTTTCTCGTCCATGCGCTCCTGCATCTGTGCATAGTTCGCTTTGGTGTATTCCCGCATGTACTGTGTGGCGTAGCCGGGGTGTTCAAGCCGCCATTGACGGCTCCTCTCAGCCACACACATCTTGCACTGCGACCGCAGACGTCCTCCGTTTACAGGAAACGCCTCAAGCAGTTTTTCCTTGCCGCATTTGGTGCATTTTTTCATCGAACTCTCTCAGTTTCATTGCGTAATGCTGCGCTTTGTTGGCGTCATCACTGCCCTGCTTTTTGCCTTGGCGCATGGCGTACTTTATCACGTTTCCGCGTAAGAAACCACGAAACTCTTCAGGCGTGAGAACCGCCTCCATGACATGCCAAGGCTGCATGCCAAAGTCTTTGTAGTGTGTGCCGCCGACTTGAATGTCGTCTGCGCGTGTGTACGTGTCGTCGTCTCGAATAGTCATGTTGCTTCTCCTAAAGTTGTTTGTCGTTACGATTTTCTCTTCCGCTTGGCGTCGGGCCGTGGGCAGTTTGCAGGGGGCACCACTACGCACCATACAGCGCTGGGCATCCCCTTCCCACC